TTTTTTTTTTTTTAGAAAAACCCTAATCGGCATCGCATAAGAATGCAATTATCGCAAACGAATGCAATTACCAAGAAAAACTAGGGGTTAAAGTCTAGTACGAAAGAATTTTAATCCTAATGTAAACTTCTAAACCAATAAGACTCAAGGCTGAACCTTGACATACTTGACTAGTGAGACTACGTCCACCCCGTAGGTGGTTCATCGTACTAGAATATGAAAAGGACCCCACTTTCGTGTAGGGTGACCACCAAGAGGGTAGTTGCGGAAACAGAGGAAGAAGGAAAGACCTATTAAGAAATCCCTTCTGAAGTTTAAATGTGATTGATGCGGCGAATTCGCGGGGCTCCAATGAGGTAGCCAAAACTGAAATCGTCGCCAGCTGCCTCATATAAGTTGAAGGCACCGAAGCAGTTGCGAACCCCACCAGCGTCTGCAGCGGTGTCAATTGGACTCTGGGGAAAGGCCGCGTTGTCGTAGTACGCATACATAGGACGGTCAAGGCCTCTAGGTTCGAGGGAGCGCATAATGTCAATTTTGCTGCGCCTAATAATGGGTCCATCCACATTCGAGATTCTTCCTTCTCCTACGAGGGAGATGGGAGTCTGAGCGTAGTAAGGGACTTCAAATTCAATGGTGCCATTGAGATCGGGGTACACGTAATGCTCAAACGTTGAAGAGCTCTGCGTGTCAAAGAACTGCGCAATAAAGGGTTCCTCGAGTTCCCCGTTTTCCACGATGTTAGTTGATCGTCTCACTATGAGAGGGTCACTTGGTCGAATGGCGTCATACTCAAACCCATCGAGTGCAGCATCATACTTATTCCGTGCTGTGATATCGTCAGACGCAGGACGCTGCCCTCGATTAGTGCACCGCAAACCATTAGTTGTAGGAGTAGCAAACTTATATCTCCTCGAGCCTCGCCAAAATCTGTAAAGATAAGATATATAATACAGCGGGCAACGAGTGGGAAGTTGCGCAACGGCCGGAAAAGACTCTTTGGTCAACGTTCCGTCCGCGGCTCGCGACACTGGATAATCGATGTTCTGCCACTGTGCGGAATCTGTGGTTGTCGCTTCCCCAAAATAGGCGGGATCAATCCGAATTTTGTTGTACAGATTTTCATCGTTATCAAGGGGAATTGGTCCGGGAAAGCAATAGCGAGTACCAGCCTCATTAATATAGGGGAAAGGTTTGCCAATTGATGTAAGACCAAAGCGTTTAGTAAGCTGCCGGAGATTCGTTATTTTCTCTCCAATGCACAGTTGTTCCGCCATAGTGTGATCCATCATACCCATTGGAAACACTGCGGTTGATGTGTCCTGCACTTGTTCATTGTGCTCAATGGCAGTTGATGTCAGGTTGAAAACCTGGGCTCTCCATTCCAATTCCGGATCTTCATGGAGCTCGCCCAACGCAGACGGGGGTTGTGCGACGGCGAAACGCGCGAAGTCAGGCATGGCGTAAGAAATGTCTTCACCGCCTGAAATCCACATGTTCAAAGGCACGTTGTCCGCGACAGAGTTTGAAGCACGTCGCAACTGATTGAGGACAGTGATAGTGATCGTGCCTGTGGAATGCATTTCCTTCCTCCAATCTGCGTCGTCATACGCTCCAAGAAACACTTCTTTCCAAGGAACGTTGGACACATACGGCACCTCAAACTCGAGTTCTGAGGAGACACTCAAGTCGAGGATCCAATTGTAAGCATTCTCTGCAACTGTGCCCGTCGTCGCATTTGTTCCATACACACCAGGATGATAGGTGACCCTCAATCTACCGGTGTGAAAAGCAGTTTTGGCAGCGGCAAGCCTGTACTTAATAGTGCCTCGCCATTGCTGGAACATGGACGCAACATATGCCACCGTAGTTGGACTCAAAATACTCGTTCCTTGAGTGAGCCCAGGCGCAACTGCATTGTAATGCAAAGTTTGGCCAACAGCGGTCGACAAGGTCCAGGGGATCGCGGAACGGAAAATACACGATTTGGACGAGACATACGTAAGGTCCATTTCATCCACCTCCGTCGAGAAAATTCCCCCATCATATGTTAGACCGTTGTCAGGCATTGCTCCAAGCTTTGAAGAAAGGTCGATACCGTCAGCATTTGTAAAGCCTTTAGCGGGCACGTTGATGTATGGACAATTCTTATCAAGATTGGTGGGTTTGTTCCAGCCAACTGCGGACGCCGCACCACCAATAGCACGCGATACCCATTCCACTGGCCGCATCCAACTCCCCAAAATGGGAATTTTACCAAGCACGGAAGCTGCAGCAGCAACAGTGTTGGCGATGCCAGAGATGGGAGGTCCAGAAGTAGCAGCATGCTCTTCAGACCCTTTGACTTGTGCAGTCCACACCTCATCGTCAGCGGCGGAATCTCCAATGCCAATTTGCGCCGTCCACACCTCTTCGTTAGCGCTAGGAATAGTCACTGCTTTAGAGGTGGGCATGGCTAGCTCGATATCCTCAAACCAGGCAAAAATAGTAAAACTTGCACCCACAGTAATAGGTGACGTGCCAGACTGGATGGGGTTAATCGGCACGATATACATTTCTCCCATATTGGAATGAGAATCAAGCAAATTGAAATGAGACAAAGGAGAACAATATGGCATCTTAATCTCAACGGGCGCATTGCTGCCAACGTCAATCTCAACTCCAGGAAATCCGGTAGCGTTGGGTAAATTAGAAAGCATAGCGCCACGATTCGAAACGTCGTCGAAAGGTGCAAAGAATAGCCAATACTTACCACTCATAAAAGGGGTGGCATTAAAGACAAGGCGAATTTTAACATTTGCTCGAAAGAAAGTGAAATAATCGAGCTTCTTGACGACGTTTGTGGAATTTTGGAAAATAACATCAGGAAATTTCAAACTGACTGTAGTAAAAGCACTGTTGAATTCCCCGTCCAAAACTTTCACAGGACGACGAAGGATGGCATGAATATCATGCAACTTATCATCCTCCGCCATTTTAGTCCACGCAGACACAGATGACATGTGTGGCTTCTCGTATGACTGGATGTTAGAATCGTCTACGAACGTTGTGACCTGCTGAACATTTTCTTGTGGCCCAATTTGGGACAAATCTCGATCTTGTGATGTAGCAATCGATTGAGTTTGCTAACTCCCAGTCGCTCGATTAAACGAATCTGGTCAAAAGCGCCGAGCTGGTAGCCTGGATTTTAGGCGGCACACACCAGCCAATAGAGCTAAAACTCTCCGCCCTTCTAAAACGAAGACCAGAGACCGGGCTTTGCTGCTCCCTCCTTGCGGCGATTAGAGAGAGCCCCTCGCTCTGGATTTAATTACAGGCAGCTGCCAGGCGCCCATACTTCTTAGCCTCAACAAGTCGATACTCGTCGTAGGTCAGGAAGAGTGGGCGCGTCTGAAAGCCGCGAGTGGCCTGTTTATACTTTCCTATCCATTGTTCAAAAACTTCGCGTCCGTGAAATGAGAGCTCGAAGGCTGACGTTTCCATGTTTTCGATCGTCCTCTCCTCAAGGTCAAAATCACCTTTTACCCAATTGATCATTTCAAGAACAACGGATAAATCCAGTGGAGCTAAGTACTGATGTTCGTCTTCGTCCCACTGAAACCCACGCTTGAGGTAAGTAATCTCGCCAATGGAGCGGTACGGAATCATGTCGCCAGACTTTGTCTCGTCAGTATATGTCATGCCGATCTCCTTATATCCCTCAGCGATAGTCAGCTGGTTAAAATGGTCAATGACAGCATCAGAAATGTTGACGCAATTGTCATCCCCATATGAAACCATGGCAACGTGCTCGCCGAAAGCCTTCATTGAGCGAAACTCTTCAGGCATGACGGTGAGCCACACATAACGCATAGAGATGGAGTTGTAAAGCGAGTTGAGGATCGCTGTGATCGGACATCCAGACGGTTGAGAATGTGTCCACAAGTAGACATCATCTCCACAGACATGGACCGAATTCACAATCTCTTTCCATAAAACACGCCTAATTTGAGCATTTTCTTCGCCATCGTCATAGAATTTGTTCACAATCTCCACAACTTCGGCGAGAAGCTCCAGCACGAGAGTGCCATCAAAATTGGAGAAGTCTCCCGCTATAACTTTGTCACCTTTGCTACACAGCCTATTGGCAGTCCGCGTCCAGTCCAGGGAATAGGGATTGGTCCCAATAGAAATTTCATTATCTATCCTGTTTTTGGCGCAGTGGGCAGCAAAGCCGAGAAAGTATTTACGAAAAACCAACGTGTAGACCATCGGCCCCGCGGCGAAAACTCTCGTCTTAGCGACTTGAACCTTCTCCAACGGGCGCCGTTCGTCTTTAAGCGTGTCAGTCCAAATAGTAGGCGTACGCACGTTGTTCTTCGCATTCTCTTCGACTCGCTTCATCTCCTCCCTAATCTCAGGGTCCAACTTATAGTCGGTATCTCCTAACCAGCGCATCTTCCCAGGCATTCCCTTCTTCTCTCGAGTCAGTGGAAACCCGGGCGAGGACTTGCGGTTAATTGGTGCCAGGAATGCATCTCCCTCGACCCCAGCAACTGCCTCGTCATCTGTAAGCACACGAGCGTGATCCGGCTCGGGTAGAGTGTTCACAATGCGCTCCATGTCGTTGACAGCAATAGCCATACGCGTGGCGTCCAGAGGTGGCGGGATTTTTCCGGCCTTCTTAAGACCTTGCTGCATTGGATCCACAAGCACGCCATTCACCCTCTTTGGTTTCAGCGCGCTCGGTGCCGTGACGGGCTCCGTTATGATTCCGTACACTGCACTCTCGCGCAACGCGGTCTTGGACGGGGAGGCAACCTTGTACAAAGCTTTTCCGACTGGAACAAAATCTCCCTCCGGTAGCTTGATCTCTTCACCAGCGACAGGTGGCTTCAACAGTGGGTCCAAATTGAGGCTCATTTGAGCACCCATCTCCACCTCAGCCAAACTGCGCCGAATGTCGTCGATGTTTAAAGGAGAAGCCATGCCGATTCCAATTGTTCCCGCCACATGAACACCAATGATCTTGCGTGCGAGTCCAACATGGACACCCATCAGGATCCCCCCGCAATCTCCGTCCTTTGTTTCCAGATTGTACTGGTACGCGGAACGTAGTTTGTAGGTATTTCCAAGGCTATCCGAGTACGGCTTAACAGTATCCGTAGCGCGAATCTGCCCGTACCGCATCATGACAACGCCATCAGCCGGGGCCATAAGACAACCATTAATGGTGTTAAAGCGCGTCAATTCTGTGGACGAGGCGATGCTCCCTGTAATGTCGGAATGATCGTGAACCGATTTTGGGAACACAACCAAAAGCTGATCTTTCGAGACTCCACCTTTACCTTCCACCTTAATCCACTTCAGCTTTTCCCTGGGGATAATGTGGCCTTCGCGCACGGTGGCATTGGAGATGCGAACCTCTTCAGCCTTCTCTAAATAGGGAGCCAAATGACCCACGGTGAGAGCGGTACGTCCGACAATGAAACAAATCTTGATGCGAGCATCCCACGCGCCATCGATCTTCAAGTCCAAATTGTACATATTGTTAAGGATCTTCCTCGAGACCTGAAACGCGTTGGGGTCAGACAAAAGTTGAGCTTCAATCTCTTCTTCGTCAACCACTGGTTCGTAATCATCTCCGACGACGTCTTCGATTTCAACTATCATGCTCTGCCTCTTCTTCTTCGTAGTGGCGTCCCCAGAGTTAATGGCTTCCGTATGGAGAGCACCCTTTCTCTTGGTATGAACATCGCCAGATCCGGAGAGCTCGGTTCTCATAGCCTCCTTCTTGCGCGTATGGACATCACCAGAGCCGCTCAGTTCGGTCGCGAATTGGAATGGAGCAAATTTCATCTTATGCCCCCTCAGGATCTCAAATCCAGGTTCTCCATCGCGCTCGCCAAATCGGACAACAGTCCCGGCACGATCACACTTTCCGCACAGTTGGGGATACTGCACGGACTCCTGCACAGTCTTAATGACGTGAGTGTGTTCGAAAATCTCATCGCACCAAAGACACGCGTGGCGATGCAAAGTGCGCTCTCCACGAGTAAGTCCCTCATGATGGTGATCAAGTGGCGGCCCGACGGCTACGGTCTTAGTTCCTTTTAGGTACTGACCGACGGCCATGAGCAAAATGGGTACCAGTGCAAGACCGATAGTGATGTAAGGATGTTCTTTCACCTTCGTAGCCACGTTAGTGCAGAACGCTTTGACACGGTCCAACCATCCGTCGCTCTCGCTCTTTAGACGCTCGATGACTTTACGATTGAATCGCGCAACGCGCTTCCGAATTCCTTCCAAAAGACCCCCGACAGAGTACAGGAGCATCGTGTCACGCTTCACCAATTGCTTTAGGCGGTCGGCCGCGTTATCTGTCCACAATTGCTCTTGTTCAGAAATGAGCGTACTCCACTCCGCCTCGATAGTAGGGGCCATGCCGACTCCAGTATTTCGGGCTTTGTAGAGAGTCTCAAATTCATCCAATGCGGGCTGTGTGTCAGGGTGAATAAGCTCACGGATTTCTGGGTAGACCTCCATGAATTCACCGATCTGTTGTTCTGTCCAGCCAGTCGCTCCCTGTAGCTCGACCAACTTCACTTCAGTGTCTAGCTCTGTTAACCAGCGCTCCTCCTCTGTGGAAGTAAGCACTTGAGCTTTGAGTGGTGTCTCAGCGTACTCTTGCAAAAATTGCTGCATTGTAGCCGAGCGTGTGAAACGGTCACGGTACTTCTGGAGCGCTATTTGCGAAAACTGGTGGTAGGACAAAGGATTCTCACCAATGCAACGGCCAGTAAGGGGGTCGCGCAGGAAGATCCTGTAAACATCCAAGGAAGGCTGGGGTGAACCGGTAATGCGCTCCACCTTTGCTCTATCCAAGTAAATTTTCCCGTCTTCACCTTTACGTGCAAAACGGGGCGACACCTGTACCTCTCCAACTAAGTCGAAGCGCCGGCGCACAGCCTCCTTGCAAGCAATGGATTCCGGTCGAATTTGGTCCACACTCACATTGGAGGTACAAATGATAACGCGCGAGTTGAAGTAGCTCTTACTCTTTTCTTCAATCGTCGCCATGTGCAGAGGATATGGGGCTAAATTACCCGTGCGAATCAACTCCATGAACTCAGGATTTGGCTTTCCAGCCGAGTCCACAATCTGAGCGAAATCGTCATAAACGACTACTCGCTGGTTCTTATATCCATCCCAATACTCCTGCTCAACGTTTCTCATATAAATCTCGCGTGTTGGGTCCATCTTTCCCTCTGAATCTGTCGGAATGCCGTCAATCTTAAGCAAATCCGTAGCGAGGGGCCACATCATGCCTGATTTACCGACTCCGGAGCTTCCGTGAAGATAAATTACAACGGGCTCAATCCTCGGGCCTGAACGAAATGCTCCACTAGCCGTGGCCTTCTCGTAAAGGTTTTTAAGAACAGCCCAGTGGGTGTTAAACGGACCAAGAATTTCGCGTGGGGCCTTTGACTCAGTAGCCTTTTGAGAGAAAATAAGTCCCTGGCGATAAAGTGTCTCGAGGCGAGCGCACAATTCACTGTCACGCGCAATTTCGTCTGCGGTTGTGAGGCCAACAACTTCCTGGATCTCTTTGAACCAAGCGGCGATGCCCTCCATGTATTGTTCCAACTCTTTGGTTTCAGATGGTAGGCCAGTATGCCACTCGAAGATCTTCTTGAGTACATAGCTAATAAGCTTCTCAAGGCCAGACCAGGCAAACGTAAGTCCACGAACAAGGCCTCCAAGTTTTGTCACACCAGCAACGCAATCATTAATCTCTGACTCACGGGGAATCTTCTTCATAAGAATGGTACCCCCCATGATTGCAATAACTGTAGCCAGCGAAGCAACGGGATCAACATCGCCTACCTGGGCGAAAAATCCTCCTCGGAGCAACTGGCTCACTATGCGAAAGTGGTCTTTGACCATAGTCCAGGCATTCTGTGCAAGGTCAAGAGACACACCACTCATAACGAGAGCGTCAATAATGAGTGGGGCGACGACACCGGGCTTAAATTTAGCACAGATCATCGCCACAAGTTTACAGCTCAAGGATGTAATCCTCTTGATAGCGGGAATTTCCACATTGAGTCCTTGCAAAAGGGTCGTCAATTGTTCAGCCAAACCGCTCAGCGCAGCATCCGTGTGATGATTGACATCAATGCCAAATAGCGCCTGAGCTCGCAGAACAACTACTGGCCCAAGACGCGTCCACATCGTGCGGAAGTCAGGGTCCATCATATTGACGCGCACAGTAACGGCATGGTCAGCAAGTCGCACTGGCACATCACGAAGACGTCCCTGGGTTCGGGTAAAAAGTGGAATAACTCGATGAGAGCCAAAGTGCTCTACGAGTTGTGTAAACTTTGATTTGGAAGCAGCAAAATTAGACTCCTTGACCAACTCCTTAAGAATCGTGCGCTTCTGGGCGTTATTACGCGCACGTTCCTTTAGCTGTTCAATTTGCATTTGTGAGAAGCGAGTTCCCACCTGAGCCTTCATCTTAAAATCCACAGTATCTTGAATAACTGGGGTCCAACGTCCGCCACCATGTGCATTCCACGCGTGGTTATTGGCCTTCTCCAATGACTTGAAGAGTCGCTCAGGGCACAGTGTGCATCCAAGCGGACCGAAAAACCGACACCGAAGCATATGATCGGCAGCGTTCTCGCTGGTCACCTTCTGTCTGCAGTAACAAATAGTCGAGCCAGTGCAGCCAGAATTAGCCAGGTGTTGAATCGTAGCTTTCTTAGTCGTATGTCCTTTCTCGCAGTGGTCGCAAACAGTCAAATTCGTGTAAAGAGTGATTTGTTTGTGGGATTCCATGGTAGCAGAGTGTATTTTTCGTCTGGTACTACAATCGGAGCCAATTCTCGATACTCCTTTTCCCAGATATACGTACGGTGTGAAAGGAACTCACGCTTCTGAAGTTGCTAATTTCAGTGAGAGATAATTTCGTTCCACACCGACTTGTTTCACTAACTCCGTACTGTAACTTTTCGGGAGCCTAAAACGTGGTTAAGTGGTCTATTCATAAACAGTGTCCAAAATATTGGTCATTCTCGCATATTGTGTAATAGGATCTATAACTTGCATGCAGCGGTTAATAAAAGGTCCGACTCGTAGTCCGTGTTCCAAATCCTCGCAAGGCAGTACTAGTGAACCACACAGGTCTAACTAAAACACAATATCAAATCGTCATCATAAAATAATGTTAATCTGTTGTAAATGTGCGACAGGATCAAGTCCTGGTAAAGAGCGACCACTTAAAGTGGGTAAACTATTTTTCGGATAGGTCCGTCAAAATGAGTGTGTCTGTTTTTAAGCATTCAC